GGCTGTAGCACTGCTACCTTTCTCCCCTAACGCCTCATACTGGAACAGCCCTCTACCGGGGCCAGTCCCTCCGCCTTTAGTACGCTGTATAGCAACTGGGTCATTCTTGCTCTCTACCCAACCTACACGCTTAACAGTGGCTGATAGACGAGCAATCTCTTCTTGGGTTAGTCCTTTCTTTGCGCCTACTTGTAGTAGCGCCGATAGATAAGGTGCTTCTTTACTCACTTTCGACCTCTTTGAACTCAGCGTCAATGGACTCCACAGGACGAGCATCAGCACTAAGCCCAGTGATATTGATTTCGATACCACCAGTCTTCTTACCTGATGCTTCAGTAAAGGTACTTACAGGCGCTATACGATCTACTATAAGTTTCCATGCAGCAGCCTGATGCTTATGGTCGTCATCTAACGCTGCATCGAATATAGACTCTAGAACCTTCCTAGATTTAGGACTACGGAGCATACGAAGGCGGTAATCCTTCATTATAGTCTCCATACCCTTCGGTCTACCCCTTGATAGCTTGGTAGCCTTAGGTCGCCCTATCTTCTTATCGCCCATGAAGTTAATACACCTGTATTAAGTTGGTTTTCAATTATAGCAGGGGGCAGGGGAAAGAGTGTTTAGTTTTGAAAAGATTAAATTTCTTTTTTAATCATGGTGCCTAGTCCCCTTTATCACCTGTCTAGGCCAGTCCCTAAGAACTTTTCCATACTATAGGTATATTATACCATACTTTTGACTAAAAGTCAAGCTTTTTCTTAAATTATTTACGTTATTGAGCAAAAAGACAGAAATAAGCAGTATATAGACCCTTTAAAACCCCTGAAGTTCAATTCTTTCGACTTAAAATCCCCCCGATTACCTATATTTGGCGTTCAGACGAAGTCAAATCCGAAGGAGGTTTCAAAATCTACTTTTCTAAAGTGGCAGTGGCACCCCCCAAGGTGGGCCATGCCCCCGTCCCCCCCGCCCCCCCGATAGAGCGCGGCCAAGTGCTCTGGATCTAGGTCTGGATCTAGGTCTGTCTCTGGCTCTGGATCCAGGGGATCTGGGTAGGGGGAGAGTTAGGGTGGCAACCGCCTAAGGTACAAGGTGCCTGCATCTGCACCTAAGCCGAAACAGTCAGGCTTGCTTGAAACAGTCAAACTATCCGGTATTATCCCGGTGATCCCGGCTGACCCCGAGCGCCATTAAACCCTTGATCTATAACGAGTTATGCACAGGTTATCCACAGGCTTTAGATGCCCCTTTTTATCCACAGGTTATCCACAGACTTATCCCAGAATCAACGATCTCTAGGCTCTGATACCGTGGCACCTCTGATCACCAGCATTCGGTACAGGGCCGTACAGGGCGTCTGAGAGGCTATGCAACTGTTTGCAAACCCCCTAAAATACCCCTAATTTGATCAATAAATGTACAGTTTTAATAACCTTTAGATATATAACCATGCCTACATATAACCATTAACACTGCCGGGCAGGATCCGGGGAGAATACAGTCACCTATTTATAGCAACTATATATAACTGAAATGCATAAGCTTATAACTCGATGTTCTATCTATAATCCGTTATAGCTGAGAAAGTAGTTGTGTTCCTTGTCATGATCTGTATATTGGGAATCCTGATCAGGGCGATCAGGGGACATACCAGAAGTGAACCGGGCTTCCGTCACTGTCCCAAAACTCCCCTGAAAGGCATGTTCTGTGATTGCTCGTTGCTGAGGCCAGATCCGGATTGACAACCCATGTAAACTGCTAGGCTAGCGCACTGCCCTTGATCCGGCGTCCTATGCCTTTAGACTGAAAACCTTTTGCAAAGCATTGTATTGACTCAACACTAGCAGCACTCTTCGACATCGATAAAACAGGCTATAAGACTGGATACTGGCATAAGCCGTCACATGACGTTGCCAGCCCTAACCTGAAAGAGAGCGAGGCCGATTGAGGTGACTACGATCAACTGGCATATAGGGACTAGGTCAAACGCACTATCAAAAAAGATAGGCGATAAGAAATATACAAGTATAGTGTTCTGGCAACAGTTCACTATCATGGTCTATTTCGAGAGGTTACACCTCTCATTTAATCGGGGATTATCCCCATCTAAAGTCCCATAGGGCAGGAAACTATTATGTATACCGTTAAAGCAATAGCAGCCACTGACACTACCGCTGAGAAATACCAAGTAACTTTCGACTCTGAATACGTCAACCCTTTTGCACAAGCCGCGAGCACCTCTAAAGGACTGGCCGCTGCCTTCCGGGGAGCACTTGAGGACAGCTTTACTAACGGCTTGATTGCCGAGGAGTGTATCTTTTCCAATGTCGACTTGATCGTCGAAGGTTGGGAGGAAATCGAGAGGAATGATGACAAGGAAACTCTAGCCAGTTACAAAGCCTCACTTGCTACTCAATCCCGCAAAATGTTCGGATTCGGCTGCAAGGTGCAGAATAGTAATCTGGTAGGCACTAAGGTTGGAGCAGGCAAAGGCGCTGCAAATACTGACAGCATAGCAGTTAAAACGCTGAAGGCTTTTGAGTCAGGTGCTAGTGAGGCTCAAAAAAAGGAAATGTTAAAGCTGATTGATGGTGCGATAGCTCTCTACAAAAAGGCCGAGGCGGGTGCCACTATCAAGTAGTAACTACCAGTCCCCATGGTGTAGCGTATCGGAGGTGCGCTACTACATGGATCTGGAAGGGTCTGTAATTCGTTATAAATTTGGAGATTATCATGGTTTACGAAGTTAAATTTCATTTTGATCGTTATGAGTCATACCATGTCGGTATGTACAGCTCGTTTGAAAAAGCCGAGAAGGTAGTCCGCAGGCTTATAGCTTGGGATGAAACCGGACGTTACGATTCCGACACATTTACTATATCTAGCTACAAAGTAGTTTAGGGAGAAATATATGTCAGTACAAAAATCAGATGGCGGCCTATGGTGGGCCGTTATGTACAACGGGCAAGTCATTGAGACTTGCGACACTAAATGGAAAGCTTTGGAAGTTGCCAGTAAGCTGGAGAAATTAATATGATTGATGCATACCAAAGGCTAAATGCGTTGACGCGGTTTGGCCGTATCACTACTAAAGGCAAGTTGCACTTTGAATTCGAGGAAGACTGTAGTCAGCCTAGGACTTGCATGGAAACGGGCAAGATATATACCCGTATGCCTAGCAGTAAGTGGACTGAGCACGACCTTATGATGTGGTTAGGCGAGAACTACCACGAAGTCGGGCATCACGCACCTGAACTTTCAGACCTGCTGCCGGGGATGAAAAAATATAATATTGGGTTTGATAGTCGGGTAGGTAGAGTAACGAACCTTATAGAAGATTGGCGCAATGAGCGCAATAATCACGGCAAATTCCCCGGCCGTTGCAAAGTACTCTCCTATATGCAGGGCTTTTACTGCAACCGTGGGGCTGAGGCGCTTGCTAAGCCGGGTGCTAAGTCTGAAGACCAGTTTATGACAGACCTGTTCGGCTGGATCTACAAGTGCAGGGCGGAATGGCAACCGGATCTGGTAGCGCCTAGTATGAAATTCTCTAGAGTGTCGAATCCTGACAGGTTCGATGAGTTCTATAACGAGTTATACAATATCGTTACTTTCGATGACGTTTATGCCCTAGTATGCAAGCTCTTTGACGCGGATCCCGAGTCTGATCTTGAAGATGAACTAGAAAAGGCAAAGTCTGCGGCAGAAGGTGAGGAAGGCGAGACAGGTGAGTCGGAGGAAGGGGAAGGTGAATACGAGGCCGATGGCAAGGTAGAAGAGTCGGAAGATGGTGGTAAGTCCGGCGGAACTGTCAAGTACGAGGACTTGATAGGCCATGTGCACAAGGGCGAGTCTGGTGGTGCTGGTGGCGAGTACGGTGTGATCGAATATACAGAAGATCGTTACTACGATTACAAGCCCTATCGTCCTGATGAGATCATTGTCCAGAAGGCTCGAGATCTGCCTAGGGTGGACGACCTGTTCATTCCCTGCGCTAATGAACATATAAGTAAAGGCAGCAAGCTCAGCCAGAAAGTTAAGCGGCTTTTTCAATCGCGAACTCAATCTCTAACTGAGCATAATCGCAAGTCTGGCCGGTTGGATAAGAGAGATCTGTACCGTATACCCAGCGGCGCTCGTGATGTGTTTACTAGAAAGGTTGATAAGATATCAACGCAAGGCACTGTTTTATATCTACTTGTTGACGCCTCTGGCTCAATGTCTGGCCCGAGATTTGAAGCTGCTTGTGCTGCCTCAGTGCTTATGGCTGAGAGTATGGCACCTCTCAAAGTCCCGGTAAAAATAAGCGCATTCACTGAGAGATCCCGCATGGGAGAATCTCAGCTTGAGGACTACATCATTAAGGACTACACGGAACATCGTACTCGTGAAAAGATGGTGGAAGATTTCGGTAAGGTATCTACTAAGCTGCATCAAAACGCTGATGGTGACTCTCTTATGCTGGCCTACCGTGATATCATGTCACGGCCCGAGAAGCGTAAGATGATCATTGTGTTGTCTGATGGTATGCCATGCTGCGACCGACCCGGAGATGCTGCTAGTCACCTGCGCGATGTAGTAGAGTACATAGGCAGCTCCTGTGAACTGTACGGTATAGGCATCGAGTCCCGTTCCGTTGAATCTTTTTATCCTGAATGTAAAGTGCTCTCCAGAGTATCTGAGCTTGAACCCACACTACTTTCCGTTATCAAGCGGAAGTTTATTTAATTCTATAACTAATTATAGATCGGAGATCAAAATGAAAACTAGTGACCGTAAGAAACTTGACCCAATTAAAGCCATTAAAGGAGATACAACTATGTCTGATGAACTGATCCGTGAAATACTGGGCGCTGGCCCTGAAGAGTCCGAGCTGCCGAAGATCGCACCTGCCCCGGAGCCTGCCCCGGAGCCTGCCCCGGAGCCTACCGCTCTTGTGGGTCATATCTATGTAGATGAGAACGGCCACACTGTAGATGAGAAGCCATTCGCTGAGGTATTCGGCTGGACTCCTGCTATTGACCACCTTGTCAAGACCTACCACGGCTACGACCATGCAGCTCCTATGGAAGGTTACATTATGGATAAAGCTATGATAGAGCAGTTCTCTCTCTGCGAGTCCTTAGGTCTTAAGCAGAACGTGACAGGGCCAACTGGCTGTGGCAAGACACAACTGGCTGAATGGTACGCTGCAATGGTGGGTCGTCCATATATGCGGATCCCTTTCACTGAGGCTTTCGACAAGCCTGAAGTGTTCGGTCAGGTGCATATCACTGATGGGGATACTAACTTTGTCCCCGGTGTACTGCCTCGATCCTTTAATGAGCCTTATCTGGTACTCCTTGATGAGTTGACCCGTGCTCCTGCTGGTGCGCTGATGGTGCTAGGGACGCTCCTAGACCGCCGTGAGCTGATCTTGCCTGAAATGAAAGGCGAGGGTATGGATCCTATCAAGCCTTGTGCTGGCTGGTCTGTCATGGCCGCTGACAACACCAAGGGTAATGGTGATGGCATGGACAAGTACATTGCATCTAATGTACAGGACAGTGCCTTCCTTAACCGTTTCGATATCGTCCACGAAATGGACTACCTGACACAAGGGCAAGAGTTCGAGTTCCTTCTCGCTCTTGGTATGGGCCGCGAGGCTGCGGCAGTGCTCTCAACTGTTTCTAATATGCTGCATATCGGGAACAAGGACGGCACCTTGACTACTGACTTCTCACCGCGCAACTTGCAAGCTATCACTAAGCTGGCCACCGCAGGGATGACACCAGCTCAGGCTTTCAAGCTGAACTACCTGTCCCGTGTTTCTGAGTGCGAGACTGATGACGTTCGTGAGGTATGGCGAGGGGTGACTGGGGAGAGTCTATAACTAATTATAGATCTATTTCAGGTCTATTTAGGCCAAAACCATGGGAATCGCTTGACAAAGGCTGATTTCCATGGTATAATATACATACAAAGTAAACAAAACCCCCCCGGTTAATATAGTCTAGCTTCTCTGAAGGTAGACGGATAGCTTAGGAACACTGGTAACGAGAGAGGCACCCTGCCGATTGAAGGGGCCGCTGCAAGCAAAGTAAAAAAGGAGTAACAAGATGTTAAGAGTACGCAAGAAGAGTAAACCTAGTCAAATGCGTTTAGCTACGGCAGGTGTCTTCTCTAGGGCTAAGCCGCGTAAGCAAATGACTGATCGTCAAGTGTCCCGCAAGTACGGATCTCTCCGTGCTCGCTACTGTTCTTTCTTGAAACGTAGGGCTTCAATGCCAGAGAGGTTAAAATGAATGATAAAGCATATGCAAGATGTAAGGCTTGCGACAAGGCGTTCTACCCCAAACTGTTAGATGACGATACCTTCGAGGACATGTGTTCTAACTGTATCACCCGATCAGACGAAGGGCATGGCGAAACTGACGCTGAATGCGTTGATAATTTCATAAGCAATTATATACAGGAGTTCTACAATGAGTGACCTAGTAATCCCTATGTGGGCTGCAATAATCTTTCTGGCGACATGGTTCATGCTAGCCCATGCAGTCTGGAAAGCTATCAAGCATATGCGTGATACTGACATGATCATAAGCGCGTTGATCCAAGAACTAACCGAGCTAGACTCCCCAATGATTAAGAAGGTGCGTACTGATGACTGATTTAGGATATGAGTGGGACGAGTCCCATGACGAGGACTTTGGTACAGTGGTTATGATTGACGTAGAGAACGGCCCTGTATTTCTTACAGCTAGTGACTTGAATGAAATGTTGGAGGCGTTATCATGAGTCGTAAAACAGCATGCCCTAAATGCCGTGCAGACGGCAGGGACAGTAAAGGGGATCACCTTGTAGTGTTCCCTGAAGGTAACGGGTACTGCCATGCAGGTCACGGTAGTATCCCTGCCCATGAACTAGGAGGAGGAACAGAGCACCGCGATATCTTTGTGTCATCCAAGCTAACCGTTGATCATGTACTCTCATATCCTATCGGCACTTCTGATTACCGGAACGTACCAACGGCTGCTGAGAAGTACGGGGTACGGCATAGCTGTAGTCCTGAGACTGGCGAGCCTGACGAGGTGTTCTATCCTCAGTTTGGGAAGGGTACTGATTCTATAATTGGTTATAAAGTACGCAAGCTCCCTAAGGAATTCAGACCTAGCGTAGGCAAGAAGCCTGAACAGTTATGGGGTAAGCAGCTCTGCGAGATAACAGGGCGGCACTTGCTAGTCGTGGAAGGTGAAGAGGATTGCATGGCGGCATGGTCTATCTTGAACAAGTCACCTGCTGTTAAGATGGATATAGTGTCACTGCCTAACGGGGCTAACTTCAGCAAGCTGGTAGAAGAGGAGATTCACTTCTTTGAGAAGTACAAGCGTGTTTATCTCTGCCTTGATGGTGACGAACCGGGGCAGAAAGCACAGGCTGAAATGCTTGACTGGATCAGTGGCATAACTAGTGGTTACGATATTCAACTAGATCCTATGATCGGTAAAGATGCCTCGGACTACTGGACTGCAAAGAAAGGTAACGACTTCCGTAAAGCGATTAAGAACGCTGAGCAGTACGAGCCTGATGGTATCGTAAATGGCATGGACATTGACCTAGACGGTTTGCTAGATCCCCTGCCTGAGGGTGATGTGATTCCCTTTGACGGTATCCAGCGTAAGCTCCATGGCGTACGCAAGGCTGAGATCCTGACTGTATGTGCTGGCTCGGGTATAGGTAAGACCACTGTAGTGCGGGAGATTACAAAGTCTCTTATTGAACAGAAACTATCTGTAGCTAATGTTGCGCTTGAGGATCAGATGGAGGTAGCAGCACAAGCGTTGATTGCTCTGGACATGGACATACCTTTATCTAAGTTCAGGTTTGATCCTCCGACTAAGGAGGAGTGCCAGCCTAGTTATGATAAGATGGTAGGTAATGGCAGTACGTACTTCTACAAGCACTTCGGGGGGCTGACATCTGATACGCTTATGAACAAACTGTACTACTACGCTAAGTCTAAGTCCGTGGACTACATCATTCTCGATCACCTGAGCATGGTTATCTCTGCCTCTGGCGGGAACAATGAACGTAAGGATATTGACACACTCATGACTAACCTTGCTAAGATGGTAGTTGAGACTGGAGTAGGGCTTATCCAGATCGTGCACCTTAAGCGGTCAAGCGGTGACAAGTCCTTTGCCAAGGGTGGCGAGGTAGAGCTTACTGACCTCCGAGGTAGTGCAGCTCTTGAGCAACTGTCTTGGGGCGTTATGGCTTTGGAGCGTGACCAACAAGGTGAGGATCCTAACGAAATGCAAGCCCGTATCCTGAAGAACAGGACATGGGGTTTCACTGGACTGGCTGACCGTCTACGGTACGACCCGTCTACAGGGAGGGTCGCATCAATACCAACTTTATAATTCATTATAGGAGAAAGACATGTATCTTGTAGTAGATATAGAAACAGACTTCGAGTGGTCTAGAATAGACATGATAGGAGTACATGAGCCTTGTACTGGATTTAGTGGTACGTACCGCTCCGTAGAAGGGTTCTTGGGCTATCTGAGTGCCTTTAAGGAGTTACCTACTATCGTTACTTGGAATGGGACTAGGTTTGACATACCTTTACTCCAAAGGCTATGGGATGTAGACCTGTCAATGTATGAGCAGCTAGACGGTATGCTCTTACATAAGCTGATGTTCCATGGTGTCAAAGGCGGTCATAGCCTAGACGCTGTAGCTAAGAGTTACTTCCCTTCCGACCCTACTAAGTGGAAATCTGAGATAGATTTTGCAGAGGCGACTATGGCTGAGTTAGAGGCCTACTGCAAGAAGGACTGCGAGGTTACTTGGGAAGTAGTTAAGCACATGCTGTTAGATCCCCTGTTCAAGGAGAACAAAGATAGTTGGAAGACTGCGCTTAAGCTAGAGCAGAAAGTAGCTGCGCTGGTCGATGAACAGGTACAGCACGAGGTACGCTTCGATGTAAGTCTGGCAACTAGGACTTACATGGAGATATGTATAGAGATGAAAGAACTAGAAGAGGATGCTGTACTATGGCTGCCTACTATACCTCTCACTAAGTCTGAGATTGACTACCCCCCGAAAGTACAGTTCAAGAAGGATGGTACTCCATCGGCTGCATTGCTCCGGTACGTAGATCGTCATGACAGGTGCATCTCAACTGATTCAGATGGTAAGCAGGTTGTTAAGTTCAAGTTCCCTACAGGTGGTGACGAGTGGCTTCGTCTTCCCTTGAAGGAACCTATAACTAGTTATAAAAAACTAACCTTGAAGAACCAAGCAGCTCTCAAGGACTGGCTGCTAAGCGAGGGCTGGTCACCTACTGACTGGAATTACAAGTTCGTAGAGGGTAAGAAGGTGCTGACTTCACCTCGCCTGACTGACAAGATCACCAAGGAGCCTTGCCCTAACCTTATCCGTATGGGCTTCTACAAGGCTAGTGACATATCACGGTGGTTGATGCTCCGCTCAAGGAAGAACATCTTGTTATCCGACAAGGGTACTGGTTGGATAGCTAAGGCTAAGGGATCTCCTACAAGCTCTATGCCTAGTGACGCTGATAGCATGGGTGCTAACACTTGCAGGTGGACTCACAAAGGCATAGCTAATGTCCCACGTATCACCTCTGAGTACGGAGAAGCCATTAGGAGTTGTTTCACTGCGAGGGAGGGGACAGTATGGGTAGGCTGGGATGCGTCCAGTCTGGAGGCTTGTGTGGAAGCTCACTACACATACCCGTATGACGATGGGAAGTACGCCAAGGAGTTGATGGAGGGTGACGTACACACCAAGAACCAGAAGGCGCTAGGGTTACCTGACAGGACTACAGCTAAGACTTTCAAGTACGCTATAACCTACGGTGCTCAACCCCCTACTCTCGCTAAGACACTAGGCGGTACAACAGCAGAAGCACAGGAAGTGTTCGATGCTTTCTGGAAAGCTAACCCTGCACTGAGTAAGCTCAAACGTGATCTTGAAAAAGAGTGGGAGATTAACGGTAAGAAATATATTAACGGACTGGACGGGAGGAAGATATGGACTAGGAGTAAGCACTCTTTACTGAATGCTCTGTTTCAATCAGCAGGGGCTGTGATTATGAAGTACTCGATGATAATTGCGGATCACTGGATCAAGAAAACAGAACTGCAAGCAGTAGGTCTTATTCGTTATCATGATGAAGAGATTTGGGAATGCGATCCTGATGACGCACCGAAGGTACTCGCCTTAGGAGTACGTAGTATACAACAATCAGGTGAGACACTTAAACTTAACATACCTCTTGGAGCAGAGGGTAAGATAGGCAAGAACTGGGCAGAAGTACACTAGGCTATAACTAATTATAGCTTGACAAATACCGCATTGTGTGGTATAATATATGTATAGAGAATGAAAAATCGTTCTTTCAATTCAATAGAAAAGGGTTAATATCATGGCGATCCATAAAGGCACAGTAGAAGCAATCTCCTACAAGTACGAGAAGTTTGCAGTACTAATTGAGGAGAAGTGGTACAATACAAAAGCAGAGTACGCAGCGGAGTGGCCTGTAAAGCCAGCTGTAGGTGACGTTATTACTTTTGATGACGGCGGTAAGAAGTACCTCGGTAAGATGAAGATCGTATCATCTCCCGGTGGTTCAGCAGGCACTGCTAAGGCCGCCTCGGGTGGTTACTCTAATATCGGTGTAGAGGTAGGTCACGCTAGTAACCTCGCTATGCGGGTCATGGAGCAACGACTGACTGAAGGTTCTGGCCTCGCCTATACAGAGGTAGGTACTGCTGAGTACTACAAGCTGTTCATTAAGGAGACTGAGACTATCTACAAGCTCATGAAAGGCTTGAAGGCTAAGCTCGGTGAGCCTAAGGTTGCAGAGAAACCTGAAGAGCCAGTACCTGCTAAGAAGGCAGCTACTGAGGAGGCAGACCTTGACGATCTGGAAGACCTCTTCTAGATGTTGCTTTGAGATCCTGAGCATGATCCAAACTGCTCCCCTTTGGGGCTCTATAACGAATTATAGGTAGCGACATGAACTTGGAAATTGAACGACTAGCAACTGTCGAAAGAAACAATCTAACCGCGTACAAACGCAAGGTAGCTGAGAAGAGGTTACGGCATCTGGAATCCATTAAGGACGACTGTGACGACTACATGGACTGGGATAGTGTCCAGAACGTACACTGGGAGTACGCCCTTTTAACGGAGGTACTGAGATGAAAGTAATCATAGACGCAGATCAGATACCTTATGCATGCGGCTTTTCCTGCGAAGGTGAGCCGCTTAGTCATGCCCTGCAAATGGCAAAAAAGGCTATGCAGAAGATCATAGCTGACACAGAGGCAGACGAGTACGAGGTGTTCATAGCAGGTGAAGGTAACTTCAGGGAGGACGTAGCTGTGACACAAGGATACAAAGCACAACGGACTACGCCTAGACCTGAGCACTGGGAGGGTGTACGTAACTACCTCAAGGAACAATGGGGTGCAACTGAAGTAGACGACATGGAGGTTGATGACCACGTAAGCATACTGCTGTGGGGAGACTTTATCAAAGGGGGTAGTACTCTCATACTTTCCTCTGGTGACAAGGATCTGAACAACACTCCCGGTATGCACTACAACCCACGGACTCGGAAGAAGTACTGGGTAACTAGACGACAGGCTACACGACACTTCTGGTATCAGATGCTAGCAGGCGACAAGGTAGACAATATCCCCGGCCTCCCTAACGGCACTGAGTCTCTGGTAGAGCTATACCCTACCCTTACACGCCATGTGCTTAAAGGTTTCGGTGACAAATCAGCTAAGCGCGTTCTAGAGCACAGTGTATCCGAGGAGAGTGCCGTAGTAGCGGGTATAACTTGTTATGTACACTGGGCCAAGGATGCAGGGCTTGAGTTCTCTGAGATGCTTGAGTACATAACTGAACAAGGGCAGCTTCTTTGGATGGTACGCGAACTGGATGACCTAGGTTCGCCTGTCATGTGGGAACCTGATTCAGTTCAGGCTATGCATCTTTGGAAAGAGTACGGGAGGGAGTTTGAAACTTAAGACTACTGAAATCAAAGCATACCGTGAAGAACAGTTACGTAAACAAGGGGGGATATGCCCACTATGTCTAACAAAGATCGAGAAACACGAAGCGACACTAGACCATTGCCATGCGACAGGCAATGTTCGACATGTCCTGCACAGGTCTTGCAACGGTGCCGAAGGGAGAATACTCTCATGGGCTGGTCAGAGAAGCAAAGGCGATTGTCCTATAACCTTTCTAAAGAACTTGATGCGTTATTGGGAGCAGGATTTCGGGGGGAATCCGCTGCACCCAAAACATGGAGTCCCGAAGAAGAGGCGACCTTCCAGAAGGAAATCAACCAGCTCTTCTCAGACTACGAAGAAGACCTTAAAGAAATCACCCAAGCTAAAAAAGCCAAGGAGTAAACGATAATGCATACTATTACTGAGCGTACACCTAAAGGATCTATAATTCATTATAGCCCCCGTAAGATTGACGTAGTGTATAGGCACGTTGATTTCAAGTACAAGGACAAGGCCCGGTACAAGGAAGTATCGGACAAAATCTTTACTAAGATGTGCAAGAATGCATACAAGGTGGTAGAACTATGAAACATCTAATAATCCCAGATACGCAGTGTGACCCCGGTAGACCTGACGGTCACCTTACATGGGCTGGCAAGTACGCAGTACGTCATAAGCCTGATGTTATTATTCATCTAGGCGATCACTGGAACCTAGGCAGTCTGTCAAGCTACGACAAAGGCAAAGGCTCTATGGAAGGCAGGCGCTACCTTGATGATATACAGGCTGGTAACGATGCTATGGACAAGTTCATGGCTCCTATTCGTAAGGAACAGAAGCGCCAGCGTAAGAACAAAAAGCAGGTATGGAACCCTCGCTTGGTGTTCATCATGGGTAATCACGAAGAACGTATAGAGAGGGCTATTAATGATAATATTCAGCTTGCTGATCTTATTGGTTACCATCACTTCAATCTTGAACAGCATGGTTGGGAGGTCGTTCCTTTCTTGGAAGTGGAAGTTATTGATGGAGTCGCTTATAGTCACTACTTCACTAGCGGTGTTATGGGCCGCCCTGTCAGTAGCGCAAGGCTCATGCTCAATAAAAAGCATATGTCCTGTGTGATGGGACACGTTCAAGACCGTGACATAGCCTACGCCAAGAGAGCAGATGGTACTAGCATGACAGGGTTGTTCGCTGGTATCTTCTATCAGCACGATGAGGGCTACCTTAACCCCCAGACCAACGAGAGTTGGAGAGGGCTATGGATGCTTAACGAGGTAAGTGATGGGCATTTCGATGAGATGCCTGTGTCTTTGGATTACTTGCGTAACAAGTATAACTAATTATAGGTGACTTATGAAGTATGAAATAGACCTGAACTTAGACGACATACACAAGATGATGACACAAGACCTGATGGAGTGGCATCAAGATATAGTAAACTCTGATTGGACTTACGATATAAAAGACGCTAAGATCCTTAAAAAGGTCATAAAGCTATACGCTACTAAAGAGCAATGGGATCAGTACTACGGAGAGGAGGCGGAAGATGAGTGAGCAGTGTACTTGTATTAAAGACCCTGAGATAACCTGTATAGCGCACCCTCACATTAGCCGAGAGCATAGGGTGGCTAAACGGCGCATCGCTGAACTGGAGGCAGAGAACAAGATGCTGCGTGAGGCGGCTAGGGCGGTGCTGGAGGACAGGATGGATTGGCACAAGGCGCTGACACTCAAAGCAGCACTGAAGGAGGTAGAGTGATGGACGTTTGCACTTGTGGCACTAATTCGGCCCATGCGGTGAACTGCCCCGTGTATTACAACAGGCAGAAACGGCGCATCGCTGAGCTGGAAGCCGAGCTACAGGCACTGCGGGAGGCGCTAACAACTACCCGAGGACAGTGGATTCACTCAGTCAATGCAAAGCAATGCTTGGCAGCACTGGAGGTGGATTATGAGTAAGATGCAGACGACAATTATCAAAGACTGCCGAAAGCAGATTGCTGAACTACAAGCCAAGAACAAGCGGTACGAGGAGTTGCTACGCATTGCCCGAGGTAGTGACTTCAAATGGCCTGAGTCTTTCAAAGCACAAGTAGACGAAGCTCTACTGAAGGAGGTAGAAGATGCTCAGTGTTGTAGCAGTATATGCAATGATGCGTCATAGGATAATTGATGTTGATTACACACCTTGGTGCATAAGTGCTGGGGTAGTTGATCTCCAGATATTGTATTTTATTGATAAATTTCTTTTGGCATAAAGAGGATAAAAGATGAGCAGTGAATTTAAGAATGAATTTGGTGAACGGATCTTTAAGCACAAGTATGCCAATCATCCTGAACAAACATGGGCTGAGAAGTGTGAGCTGATTGTCGATGATGTAACCGAGAATATCTTTGATGATGACTCTCGTGCAACACTGAAGGCATACATGAAGGACTTCAAATTTATGTCTGGAGGTCGGTATACCTACTACGCTGGTCGTGAAGCTAAGTTCTATAACAACTGCTACCTGTTGAAAGGAGAGGAGGATACCCGTGAAGAATGGGGTAGGTTACTTAACAGAGCGTCTGATTGCCTTATGTCTGGGGGCGGTATTGGGATTGATTATAGCGTGTTTCGTCCTAACGGTGCTCCACTTGGTAGAACCGGAGGAACAGCTTCAGGGCCAATCCCTCTTATGTGTTCCGTTAACGAAGTCGGAAGGAATGTTATGCAAGGCGGTTCCCGAAGATCAGCTATTTACGCTAGCCTTAACTGGAGACATGGAGATGCCCACGACTTCCTTAAAATGAAGGACTGGAAGACTCAGGAGATTGCTGAAGGTGTCACGTATCATGACTCCAAGAACTTTGACTTCAATGCCCATGCCCCTATGGATATGACTAATATCTCACTGAACTATGACAATGCTTTCCTCGATCATATCAGTCAAGGGCATCTACCACAGATCTTTATAGATAACTGTCGTAATGCCATGCAGACTGGTGAGCCGGGCTTCAGCTTTAACTTTGGAGATAAAGAGAATGAGACATTACGCAACGCTTGCACTGAAGTTACTAGTGCTGACGATAGCGATGTATGTAACTTGGGTAGCGTTAATATGGGTGCCATTGAAACTCTCGATGAGTTCCGCTCAGTGGTTCGGGTTGGTGCTGGTTTTCTTGTTTGCGGGACACTTACAGCAGACCTACCTTACGACAAGATCCGAGAAATCCGTAAGAAGAACAGACGACTAGGGCTAGGCCTGATGGGAATCCATGAGTGGCTACTGAAGCGTGGCTACGAGTACGGAATGAACAAAGAACTCCGCCAATGGATGGAAGTATACAGAGAGGAGAGTGAACGTGCCGCTAATAGTTTGTGTGACCGCCTTGGTATTAGTCGGCCTATTGCTTATCGTGCAATTGCACCTACCGGAACGATTGGAATCTTGGCGGGTACTACTACTGGTATTGAGCCTCTATTTGCTGTGGCGTATAAGCGTAGGTATCTTGTGGGTGGTGACAAGTGGCGATATGAATATGTTGTAGACAGTACAGCGGAGGAACTTATAACTAATTATAAACTCGATCCTAACAAGATTGAGACTAGTCTGTCACTGGTCAATGACTATGAGCGTAGGCTGAAGTTCCAAGCTGATGTTCAAGATTATGTCGATATGGCTATATCATCTACAATCAATATGCCTGCATGGGGCACGGAGTTAAACAATGAGTCTATGGTACAAGGATTTGCGGAGACGCTTGCAAAATACGCACCGAGGTTACGGGGATTCACCGTATACCCAGACGGAGCACGAGGAGGTCAACCACTTACCGTCTGCTCTTACAAAGAAGCAAAGCGACACAAAGGAATGGTCTACGAAGAAAACTCAGAGTCTGTATGCGCTGGCGGCGTTTGCGGAGTCTAATCAAGATAAGGATAGAGAGGAGAAAGCAATGAAAGAGGAGAAAGAAATGGACGTATGGGATGACAAGAACAAGCTGGATCTTGAGCTTACTTACGGGGAGGTACAGGATAGATTGATCAGTAAGAAGTACTTTAACCCTAAGAACGTAGACTCACCTAGTCACTACGAGGTAGTCCCCGGTATTGAGGCTAAGGAGATTATCATGTATGTATTAGATAGTCTAGGTGATACGATCACACCCTATCAGTCCTACTGTTTGGGGAGTTTATTGAAGTACCGACTAAGGGCGGGTAACAAAGATGACATGCAACAAGACATTGCAAAAGCTGATAAGTTCAAGGAGATGTATGAAGATGCTAGCTGTTAAAGGGGATTGAAATGGATGACGCACTAAAAACTCTCGGCACTAAGATAGACTCTAACCAGGCCAGAGATGCTGTACATGTAGCTTGTATGCCTATACAGCTTCAGCACGACTCTAAACCTGGGACACACGTAGGCATTAACAGTGAGGGTAAGGCTGATACTTCTGTATCACAGACTATCGGCATATTAGACCCCTTCATTGATGAGGAGTATCTCAACGTAGGAGACTGGGTATGGCTTATGCTGTACCCTAGGACTATTACCTCTCTCAGGCATGAGTGGACACATCCTGTTGTTGATACGGTTAAGATTGAGGATACACTGTATGACGCTCAAGAAGCCTCTAAGCAGTGGATTCTTGACTACATTGTAGGGGGAGGTTTCGGTGAGTGAAGACCCTGAGCCAGTACTGGAGCAGATAGTGTCACTGATAGACTACGCCCGTGACAACGGGCAGCCAGCTAAGGAACTGGTTATTACAGAGAAAGCCTTTGCCTTGCTTACTGAGCAGGTAGGCCATGAACTAAATATAGTAATGGGCTGTAGGCTAAAGATAGCGGAGGAAGTATGAAACAAACTAAACTAGTGTCTCTTATTGAGACTTTCATGACCGTAGGGATAGGTTTTTGTGTATCCCTTGTAGCTTGGCCTTTCGTAGGAGCATTGTATGACATACCGTATGCTTACAGCAGTCATCTTGGGATCACTGTTATATTTACTGTACTTGGACTTACAAGGGTCTATATTATCCGTAGATTCTTTGAAGGTAGGATTTACGAACGGGCGTACTTTCTAGCCGATAAGTTCAATAACTGGAGGTCTACTTCTTAATAATACCAGCAATCTTTTCCCCACTCCTGCCAACTACGTACCCCCCAAGTCCTAGTTGCAGGAGCATCCATGCTTCATCCCGCAATGGGGTGGCTAAGAACCCTAGAGAGTCCCCTACCGCTAGGGTTAAAAACGTAAGCATAGTAATAGGCCGCCAAGATGCCACAATCCAGTGGTCACTCTTGGCCTCGGCTGCTATAATATCCTGTTGGCCCTTGAGCGCCTGAAGCTCATAATCGAACACCACCTGCATACATGCTGCCTGTACCTCTAGCAGTCTCTCCTTATGCTGGTTCTTCTCATCTCTGGAGGTGTGCACCTCGTCAATAAGCTCAGCGGCTGGCTTGAATATGCTAGCTATGAGATCAAGCACTTTGAACTGTCCAATCATTCTATAACTCCGTTATAAGTCTATAAGTCTTACGCATTTGTTCCAGACTGAGTACTGTTCCCAAGCTATACAAGCTGACTCGTTAGCGGTATCACCAACCACTAATGGCCCTGTAGTCAAGTACACTATAAGTAGGTACTTAATCATTTCCCTAGTGCTTCCCTAGTCTCTTTAGCATAGTCACCTATAGCCTTACGACTGACTTCCGAAGCTGATGCCTGAGCTACTAACCCCATAATAATATCATCCCGCTTATGAGCTAATTCATCAAAGTGTTCAATCTTTCGCTGTAGGTTATGTATCTCTGCTGTACCGTTGTCAATCTCGCTGTTGATATACTGAGCACCTCCGTACATAAGAGAGACAATAACAGCAGCTAGTCCCAGAAAAGTCTTACCTACCAGACTTAATACATCCTTGGTATCCCATCCAGACGACTGATCATACTCCTTAATCCCCTCAACTGCGTTAGTCAAGCGATCAATACGGTCAATAGTAGCACGTTGGTTAGTCTCGACTATCCCTCGTAGGCCAGCAAGGTCTTGCTCTACATGGTTTAATCGTGTATCGTAGTGTATTGTGTTATCACCTAAACTCATTTCCTTTTACCCGGTGGCCTAGACTTCCTACCTCCCGCCGCTTTTCCTGCCCTATTCCCTACTTTGCCTCCACGACTCCGATTGGTGGAACGATCCTCTGCCTTGACACCCCCTCCTTTCTGCCGTGATGCGTCCCGTTTGTCCCCCTTTTTAAGGCCGAGGGCTTTCCGAGCTTTGTTGTCTGCTGCTCGTTTCTTTTTAGCCTTTGCTGTGGCGTTGTACTTCTTCTGGTACGCCGCCTTAGCTTCTTTAGTAGTAGCCATTAGTCTTCAGCCTCTTCTGCTTTCTTGAACATCATTTTGATTGGGTCGCCTATAGCTGGCATACGGTATATCATTGGCTCGAAGTCACCTACAAGACCTTGAGCTACCGCTGCACCATACCCACCGGGAGGTAGGAAGGATGCCATCAGGAACTCTACAGGGTTATCCATAAACATAGTCCTAGAGAAGTCATCTCCTAGTCTGTTCAGTGTCATGGCTGCTGCTACCTGATCTACTGTACCCATGAATACATCTTGTATTTCAAAGTCATCACCTTTGAAGGCTGCATTACGTAGTTCATTGATCATACCATAGCCTAACCCTGCATACAGGACATACTTAGCGGCATAGGCTGCTGCTTCCTTCGGCCTACCCTCCATAGCTGCTTCCAGTACGTTCTTGCGGAGAAGGGCTTGTTGCTTGATAGCAAAACCTGTCATAGCATAAGCAGGGCGTAGTAGCTCATGCTTCACGTACCCCATAGGCCTACCAGCAATAGAGATCAACTGCTGCTCACCTAACCGAGCAAATGCCAGATCCTCTACTAGCGCCCTAATAGGCTCAGGGAATTCCTTAACAGGCTTACCAGAGGCTAGCCAAGGTTGTATCATATCTAGTTCACGATCATCAAACAACTGGGTGAACTTCTGTTTAAGCGTACCGTCACGGGCAGAGTCACGGGCTAGGTTAACAGCGCCACGGAGTACTCCACCTTTGCCTACCTCGTCCATATTACGGAAACCAGATACTAACATGGCACCATCAGAAAACTTCTTAGAGCCAGCACTGAACTTATCTAATAAGCTAGGGTTGGACAGGAACATATCATGGTTCTGAATGAACTCGCCAGTGTTCTGATTACCAAGGAAGCCACGGACTGTCTTACCGAACTCACCCTCCATGGAATCGAATACCCCCTTCATAGTAGGGAGAGCACCGTTGTTCACCATGGACACTGGTAAGTCATGCAGGTTCAATACAGCGGTTTTAAACTGAGCTAATGTCCCGGCATAGGCTAGGTTCATAAAAGCCCGTACAGGAGCAGGAGGAGCCCTCTTAGCCCCCATATAAGCCTCATGCATGGCACTAGCGGCAGCGTGTGCTCTAGCTTCATCGAAGCCATCACTAAGGAGTCTACGTTCCATCTCTTTGAAGAACTGAGAACTACCTCCATGCATGGCTAGAGAGGGACGTAGCCCGAACCGTTCACCTATCTGGAGTAGCTGCTCTTGGTCTGATACGTACTTGCTGTGGCTAAGGAGCGGGTTCTCGTAAGCGTCAAGAGTTTCCTGATCCATGTCCTTAGTGAGCTTACGTGAGCGGGTACGTAGAGCGGGTTCTTTCTGGCTACCTGCCCTGAACGAACTACCCCCGGTCATTACTTCATCTTCACGCCCTACACGATGAGTAGTGTGTATGAAGTTCTCATCCCATCCTTCTACAGGAGTCCATGTTTTGTCTTTCTTCTCTTGAGATTGGAACAGCCTCTTCATGGCAGCTTCGTTGCGCTGCTTGGAGTAGCCCCACCAGTTATCAAACGCTTTCCGGTCTGCCTCTGGGAGCATCTTCCTGAACTTATCAAGGTTCTCAGGACTGTGCCACATGTCCAGCAGTAACCGTTTAGCTGCCTCGTTGTTGTTGACGAACTCCACAGCTCCCTTCATAGGGTTCATGTAGTTGTCAGTGTAGTTGGCGTTAACTCTGACAGTACGCTCAACTGCTCTCTCCCAGTAAGCTGCTACCTTAGGGTCTATGAGTGAGCGTATGTTCTCAGAAATAGGTAGGAAGTTCCTACGATACCAGTGATTCAGGCTGTTCTTGCTCTTTAACTTAGAAGCGCCGGGAGTCTTGAGTACCTTGTCTGCCTTGGCTAGCTCAGCTACATCTTCAGTGAAACGTAACCCTCCTTTCTTCCTGACTACTCTTAATATCTGTTCAGCTAAGGCATCACGTTGGTTATCGGGTACTAGCTCAGTAAAGTGTTGTACGGTCTTGCCGATAGTAACAGGAGATATACCAATAACAGGAGGTGTATCTAAGGTGTGTTCTGCGTAATCCTCTATACTGCCTCTGCCTAGCTCACGGAGTCGGGTAGCTTCTACGTCTTCGGCAGCTTCCATCAGGTGACGATTACCTTTGATATGCTCACGCTCTGCCCAATCAAATACCATCTTAGAGATATCATCATCAGTCGCTGCACCAGAGGCTGCGAAAGCATCAAGGTCTTCAGCAGGACGTAACCCTGCACGTACATCAGCTATGGCATCCTCTACAGCTACTATGATACCCCCTTCTCTACCCCCTGATGATAAACTAGGTGTAGTAGGTGCCTCAAAGTGCTGGGCTATCCTTCCTAACGCACCACCAGCAGCAGCACCTATAGCGCCCTCGACTGGGCCTTCAGAGATAGTACCGTACAAACCACCCTCTATAGCGCCTGCCATAGTTGTGCTCATACCTCTGTTCTTCAACCCTGTAAAGAAGGCCGCTGAAGTAGGCAAACTACCAAGGATCTCAGCACCCATTGCCATGCCGGGGTACAGAGTCTCTAGTTTCTTGTCCTTCTGGTCACGCTTCCACTTAGTTATGTCTATGTCTTCGCCATTAAGCTCAGCTTCAACTACAGTACCTAGCAGTTCAGAGAAACCAAAGGTAGCACCCTTGACAGCTTTACGCTCAAGGGCTTCTACGATATCTTGCTTACCCTCAACCACTTCCGATAAATGTTTATCGAAAGCAGACGAGATAACCTCAGGACTTTCCTTTTCAACCTCAAGGTTAACGAATTCAGCAAGTGAGTCTTCAAAACTCAATTAATATTACCTCCCTTAATAGCCTTGGAAGCAAGGCGCTCTTGAACTATGTTATCTACGCGCTGGCGCACCACATCTTCTGGAACATCTGGATTCTCTGCTGCGTACTCTCTGTACAGTGCAGACATAGTTTCTTGATCCTTAAACACAGCATTCGCCTTCTCTGTATCATAGGACTCAGCGAAGTTATTAACTAACGTCTTGGCTAGTTCACGGCTTGATATCTCAGGGTTAGCCTCTACTATAGCCCTAGCTTCTATCCATAAAGGACTATCCTCTCTATCCTCTATATCTACGCTGGACATGGCTTCAAGCACATCTTCTCCCATACCCCAGTTAGTAGCAGAGTGCTTAAGAGTCTCCTCTACTCTACGGTTGGCACTGGCTTTACCAAGAGCTTCCTCGTTCTCACGCTTACGGTCTGTTCTGTAGTCGTGGTCTGCCTTCCATGCAGTACTGATCATTTTACGATAAGCAGATACAGTGCCTTCAGGTGCTCCGTTCTCTATCTTCTTTATGGCATCCTGTACTACAGGATTGTCACTGTTCTTAGCCCATTTCTTTACGTCATCTGCCAGAGGTATGTTCTTAGCGTTAATCTCTGATTCTTTCTCCAAGTTCTCGTTATAACTCGTTATAGCCGCCTGAACATCTACCCTGTACTCGTCAGGCACCTTAGAAATATCAAGACCTCCGACAACACCAGCAGTCAGTGTATCTACCTTTTGATTATGCTCATTGATCCTCTGCTTGTCTTCAGCAGACTTAACCTCTAGCTTACGTTTTATAGTCTCATCAGCGGCCTTATCAGTAGCGTCAGTGATCTTGGTCATAGCCTCTGATACACCGTCAACAGCCATAAGTTCTTCTCTTCGGGCTTTGAGTACCTCTACAGCACGGGGGTCTACAGTACCTGCTAGTGCTTTATTGATATCCAGAACCCCTTTCAGAGCACCCTTGGTACGTACTTCGGCTACCTTGCCTTGCATAGCTGCTGCACTGGTAACGCCTTCCATCTTACCTGTCTTGATGGCAGCAGCCTGCATATTTTTAGCTGCTTGACCTAGTAACCTTGCATCGTCACCATTGATAGCTCTTTGGGCCTGCATCATAGGCGCAGACAACAGACGAGCATTCTCTTGGTTCGTAGCAAGAGTCTCTGCCTTCAGTCTTTCCTTTTCCCTTCTGTCTCGTTCTTCCTTCTGCATCTCAAGCATAGGGTTGAACATGTTGCCACCTATATTGGAGCCAGTTGTACCCATGGCGTTAGCCATTTGACTGAGCATACCGCCCAGATTAATTGCTGATCCTGCCATTACTTACCCCTTAAGTATTAAATATATCCTTGAGTTTGTTAGTGACCCACTGACCTGCACCTGCATCATCCATCATCCCTCCCAACCCTGCGAGAGGGGTAGTCATAGCTCCGAACATATTACCGTACAGTTCTGAGGCTGCCTTCTGAGAGTTAAGGTCGATCTGAGCACCGCCAAGATCAAGCTGACTACCAAGGTTAGCGCCTGTGAGCTGGCCAGTCTGGGCCATATCAGCGTTAGTAGCACCCATTTGCATGGCTTGCAGTTGGTTCTGCATAGGCATGAAGCTAGCCTGATAGCCTTGTAAGCCTTGACCTGCTTGCATGTTACCAAGCTGACCCATCTGGCTACCTAGGCTGCCTTGCAGACCTGAGTACCCTTGTGCCAAATTACCGTACTGGCTAGCCAGAGCACCTTGGTTCATCATCTCCTGCTGAGACTGGTTCATAGCCCCTAGCATGGCTGAGTTACGTGCTTCTGCCTCTGCCCTAGACTGAGCAAACTGCTCGCCTGAGCCTCCGTACTGGCTTCCTGAGATACCCCCACGACCTTGAGCAAACGCTCTGGACTCCATACCAGCCCTAGCTCTGTCCATACCGGGCTGCTGTGCTGCCATCATACGGGAGTATATCTCTTGTTCTCTAGCTGCGTTATCCTGCATGCTCCTACCCATCATGCCCTCAGAGGCTCCCAGAGCGGTCTGCTGAGCATCTGGCAGTCCTGCCATACCTCCGCCCATCATATTAGAAGCGTTAGCCATGGTGCCTTGGCCTGTCTGGTAGTCAGGTCTACCCCAGTCACCACCTCCTACTCCAAGGTTGATACTCCCATCAGCAGCTACAGTGCTATCAGCTAGCCCTGTCTTGACTCCGTACCCAGTGAATGCAGATTCCGCTCTAGCCTGATCTGCCATAGCCTGTAGCTGATCATTCATGTCAGCGCCAGATTTAGTTATGTCGCTAGCCATGCTTACGCCTGCTCCAGCGGTTAAAGCTCCCGGTAAGAGGCTTTCAAAGAGTCCCGGTTTATCTGCCATTATATTATCCTTCCTATGAGGGTTTGTACATCAATTTCTTGGAGCGAAACACCGTTGCCGTTAATAGTGACTTCCAGTCCTATCTTTACAGACTCTCCTGATCCAGAGGTGTTAACTCTATAACGTTTTATAAATAAATCTGATTCGCCGTATAAGCCTACATTGTACTCAGCTTCCCCCCAGTACGATGCAGGGTTAGCTAGTAGGGTCAAGTGCTTAGACTTAAACGTACTAACAGTGTTATAACCCCACTTAGCAAAAGCATCACCTGTCAGTAAAGAGGAGATGATAGTGTAGTCTATCTGTTTAATGAACTTAGTCTTGGTAGGCTCACCGAAGTTAAGCTGGTTGCTGTAATACTTGAAGATGTAGTCGTCCCCTGTAGCCCCAGAATACCCGTTGTACTTGATTATTCCTAAGTCGTTCTTCCCAGTGAACAATAGTACAGGGACAGTAGCACCTTCCACAAAAGCCATATCTCTGTAGTAGCAATCAGTCCAGCGAGTAATTTTAGCCAACCCACCTGTTAGGTAACTCTTCATGTCCAGACAGTACGCCAGTTCCTGCTCTGTGAACAGTGCTATAACAAAAGACTGAGAGGCATCGTACACGATCTTAATACTGGCGTTATCTATAGTCTGGGCTATCAACCGAGTGATATCGCCTCTTACTTTGTTAGTGAGGTTACCCATAGGGCTAGAGCGTTCTTGTATTGTTCTACCCAGTGAACGAACCCCACTATCGTCAACAAAGATAACGTCACTACCAATATTAACAATCGCATCACGAGAGACGCACCCAACATTGGAAATCGTATCTTCAAGAGTAAATCCAGAAGCAGGATCAGCAGGATCACCGTAACCACTATTATACACCAGTATATTCTGTCTGCCAAATACGATCAGACGGTTGTTGTGTGCAGCTAGACCTATGATCTCGTCCCTGCCGTTAGGCCAGCTCTCTAGTACGTTGATCTTACCTGCTGTACTGAGTGGGTCGAGTCCGTCTACAGTGTAGTTACTGGCACCTACGAGGAGGTCTGAGTAATAGATTACATTCTGTTCTGAGTTGTGACCTACTCCCCATATACGACCATAAGCAGCAAGACCTGTGTTGAACTCAGGCGGAACCTGCGCTCCTGCTGGTATGTTCTGGATACCGTAGTACCCTGCCTCAGCACTGATCAAAGTAATAGCAGTCCCGTCCCAGATCATTACCTCATTACCTTCAGCCAGTATGTAGTACCTGTCATCAGTAGGGACTATCTGGCAGGTCTGTAAGGCTGAGTCATCTGACATAGCAGGATAGGAGATACTTGTAAGTGTACCTCCGTCCCTCTTGAAGATGTAGTAATCTTGGTCTACGTAGACACCCCCTGCATCATACCCTACGTTCCTACCTGTACAGATTATACTAGGTGATCCATTGATATTACCATTCTCGATAACATCTAGTTCTAAGACATGAGTTGTAGCACCGGGAATGGTAGCTAAAGTGGGGAAGTTAGTAGTGTCGTTATCGAATGCCTTTCTAGCGCCTATTCGACCATACTGATCTATCACTGCATTGTCAGCTACGGCAGCAAAAGAATAGTCTTGGGTTATAGGAGAGTCTTCAGTATTAAGGCCATTAAAGCCTACTGAGTCGATACTTACATTAACTTGTTGTTGAGCCATTAGACTTCATACCAGACGTTCTCAAGAGGACTAAGGGCAGAGTCTAGAGCTACTGCATCCTCAAGGTATTTCTTAGCTACACCAAATATCTCCAGTGCAGTCTGACCACCTACCTCGCCACGCTCACGAGCAGCCATAGCTAAGGCTTCGTAGACCACAGGAAGGTGAGGCACTAGGAGTACATCATCGTCACCGGACAGGGCTACTTGGTTCTGGAACCCCTCTACTGTTAACTGACCTGCAACAGAAGGAGTAGGCCAGAGTTCTATCTGGATCTCCCTTGAAGCGTTAGTCCCGTTGATAGCGTACAGCAAAGGGAATGCCTCTGCTACTCCACCTTGGTGTTTACGTTTAAGGTCACGAGGGGAGGATTGATTCAGGAAGTACCCTTGGTTATCCTCTGTAACGTAGTCCAGCCGAACATAAGTATCTGAGCCTGTAAGAGCATACGTCTTTGTACTCTGGACTGTAGGAATAACCCATTCAGTACGTAGTACGTTCCAGTTCCAAGCATTCTCTACTTTAGTCTTTGCGTCATTAACGAGAGCAATCACCATCTTAGCCGATTCGTCATCTTGGGACACTACAGTAGTGATAGCATCCTGACGTAATCGAGCTAACACCTCGTTAACTATTTCTAAATATGTCACTTAATGCTCCTTATGTAATTAACGTGTGGTAACAGGTTCTTCTTCTGTAGCCTTGTTAGCTTAGTGTACGGGAATAGCTCAGTCCACTCAGCCTCTGTAGGGGCTGCATTAGGTATTCCAGCACCTTCTCCCGGTAACACACTTGAAGAGGCTGTGCCTGTAGGTATTACCGTGGTGCTTGTACCCTGTTCAGTTCTATATGTAGGATAGTCACTATCCTCGAAAGCCCCATCACTAGGAGGTAAGTAGGTATCATCAGTAGGTAAAGTATCGTAACCTCCTAAGGTCAGTTCGCTACGGTAACCATCCTCTACAGCATTAAGGTCTTTACCTTCATGCATGTCGCCGTAACCATCTCTGTAGTACTCAGTAGGAACCTCACCTCTGACGTACTCGCCATCTGAGTTCCAGTAGTAACCCCAATCAGACTTGTCAGTAGCCAATGTGTCGTCATAGGTAGTGTCTTCGTTAATATCTACCTCTTCTGTTTCTACTGGAGCTTCTGCGTAAACCGTGTCATCTATAGACGCAGTAGGGTTCCTATCCATGTATTCTCGGAAGGCTGAGTCGTCTACAGGTGTCATGTCTCCATCTTGTTCTTCTGGAGAAACCCAAGTAGGCTTTGATGTAGCTGCTGGGGCGTTACCTTCTCCTGAAAACAATCCTGAATAGGATGATAGGTTGGCTATTGGATTCCTCTCGTGTATCCCAGAGTATATGGACTCCCCCTTAGGTGTGAAGGGGGCAAGAAAACGCGGGTCGTACGGCGCTGTGTTGTCGTAGTAGTTCTGTTGAATCCTATCCCACTCGGTAGAGCGTACGTTGTTTTGGTGTGTAATTAACTTCCGATACTCCGGTAGAGTAATGTCTCCATCAGCTAGTTGCTGGTCTAGTCTTGCTTTCTCTTCAAGGTAGAGCCTCTTGTTTTCGCCTTGCTCTTCTCTAAGTCTACCTGACTCCTGATCAACATTGACCATAGGACGACCACCCATACCTATAAAGTCGAGCGCATCGCCTAGGTAGTCTGTTCTTAAGTACCCATCTTCAGTAAAAAGAGAACCTACATTCTCAGGATTAAGACCTATTTTACTTAGTAGCCCTTCTTTACCGAGAATACCGTGCAGGTCTGTGGTGTTGCCTATACGCCGTATGTCGTCAGGTATTATATCATCACCGTCAATCTTATCCCGATCAACCTCTAGGTTATTGTCATTCGTCTGCTTTGTGTCACCAAATGCGTCTACGACAATATCTGCACCTGTCCCTAATAGGCCCGCCTTGATAGCGTCTTCAATGTCTAGGCTACCATCGTTGATAGCCTGTGATACGGCATCGTTAGTAGTGTGGCGTGTTAGGGAACCGATTACAGAATCGTCAGCGTATACGCTACCAAATCCGGGAACCTTACTTAAAACCCCTCCAGATAAGGCACCCGTTGCACCAGCCTTAAGAAGCCCCTCAGCGTCAAAATCCTGCGCCATCCACTGCTGTGCTGCCGTGGAGCCTAAAGCCGCCGCAGCGCCACTTCCGGCAAGTGCTCCCGCACCCGCAGTGGCCGCTGTAGCTCCCGGAGCAAGAGCACCGAGCGCAGCACCTCCTGTTGCTAAGCCCACCACTGCTGCGGCAAGGAGGGGGCCACCCTCCGTCAGGACACGAGCTAAGCCTGTGGGATCGTCCCGCAACTGGGCCTGTAGGGTGTTGTACTCCCCAATCTCGGCATCCCCTTTGTACTCAAAGTGTCCTGTGGGGGACTCCATTCCGAGCTGCTTTGCCTGAATGCCAGGGTGTCCCCCGTAGCCCGTATTGAGGACTTTTACTTCACCGTTCTCTACCTTGACTAGTGGGACACCAGCAGCCTCAGCAGCCTTATGGGCATCAGCCGTCTGTGTGGCCTGCACCCTGTCGATAGCCTTGGCCACCTGACCACCTTTCGACTGCGCGTGTCTTCCACCGCCACCCGAAAACTGACCTGCCGTCCGATGACCTCCCTGCGCGTCCGTAATGGCCTTCGTACGGGTCATGTACTCCGAGAGGGTTTCTCCTTCTTGAGGCCCATCCCCGAATTGCCTATTGTTGTACTCCTTTAAGCGCCCTTCACGAACATCCTTACGAAGTCCCTTCTTCTCCCCGTTCGTAAGGGCATCGTACCCATCGCCGTACCGCAGACGCGCCTCTTGGTTGATGTTCATCCCGGAGTAGTCACTACCCTCGCCCCAAAAGTCATTTTGGGTGAGCCGCTTGTCTATTAGTGTAGCGCCGAAGTACTCGGGGTTTGCCTCTGTCGCCATCTTAGGTGTACTCCAACTCTAAGGTCAATACTGCTGCGGTAGATCCATTCTTCGATTTACTACTCATCTTCTAATTCCGCTAGGTGCTTGTAGAAAGATTCGACTGCAAAGAACAACTGCTTATAGGAGATAACCCCTTGAGATTTCCCTTGCCTAGAGGTTACTTCAAACGTGTCATTCATGTTCTCAGCAGTCATCTTGGCACTTAGCGTACGAGAGAAGTTAGCATCTACGAACTCTCCGTTCTGCCTTTTGATAACAGCCTCTTGTACCTCCACAAGAACTTCATGATCTTCAGGAGTAAAGAAGGTTACCTTAGCTGGACGGTAGTATGTTGTTTCTGTTCTGGTTACCTCTGTAACCTTTTCCTTATATCTAGACATTAAGCCCGCCTTGTTTGTCAGTTTCTAATGGCATTAAGCACCTGTTGATTGAACGTACATTTATGCGGGTGTCAAAATGAGAGTGTTAGCTATATTGTCACCCGAAACAGTCCCTGTGAATACGCCGGGGTCGGGGATTCCAGTGAGCCTTGTTGCATAGGCGATAGCCCCGCTACTCTCCCAATCGAAGTCGGCCCTTTTCACCGTGCCTGCCAGAGTATATCCAGATGGTGCTCCGGTTATGTCGGCACCCTCGCCCATCTCGCCACCGCACGACACAACGAAATCCCTCCTACCAACGCTGCCCGAAGCTGGCGGTGGATTTGGTGCGTTGCCTTGGTCATAGTTAGAGGTCGAGTCGCCACTTGTCGGCTCTACACAACCTCGCCAAAAAGTTACGACTGCTGAATTGCTCCTCTCGCCGTTGGTGGAGACAATAGAAGTATCTCCACTATCCATCGTCCTCACCCAGAGGCAACCAGAGTTATCACTGCCGGGAGGGGTTGCCTTGATTCGTGTCCAGTCGGCCACTTGTATCGTGCCATTAGTGTCAGCGACTATCCACATGACACCAATATCCCCGGTATCGAAGACAGCACCAGATATGTCTAAAGTAAAACCCGCGTCACCTGTTCCTGTTACCGTGTCCATCAACTCAATGGCAGGGCCAGAGATGGCCATTACTTTGCGAGCTATGCTCACGACATATCACTCCCGGCTTGGAAGCCATACCACGTTGTCCCACCGTCATAGGTAAACATTGTGTATATCGCAACATCGGTAGCAGCAGGAACAGAAGGCGCAGAGCCTCCGTCCCACTTAACAGCGGCAGGCCATGTAATCGTGTAAGCACTACCCCCTTGTGTAATAACAAGCGTCAACCCAAAGGCATTACCTGTAGATGGTACATTGCTAAAGGTGAACGTGGTGTTAGATGATAGCGTCTTGTGTTGAACATTCCCTAAAGCGCAATTAATAACCGAAGCAGAGATAGCCGCAGCAGTCTCATTAACCTGTGTGGCTGTGAGAACAGTGAAGTCACCTGCTGCTGGGGTGTTACTACCCACAACGGCATCTACAGTGCCTCCGTTAATGTCAGCAGTGGTGGCAGTGAGAGAGGTAATCGTACCAAGAGTGGTAATCTGTGCAGAACCTGTCCACCCATCCAGTCCGTCAGGGGTAACTGAGCGAGTGGCATCAGTTCCTGCGTTTGTTTCTGCAACTGTGGCAAGCTCTACCAAGCCTGATGTTGTCAGGTCAGCAGTAGGAATGCCAACAAAGGTGGACGCTGTTAGAGAAGTGAATGTGCCATCATCGGCAGATAGGGTAGTGAACGCACCATCGGTAGCAGATAAGGTGGTGAATGTGCCAGCAGCAGGGGTAGACCCGCCTATCACAGCGCCATCAATCGTACCGCCGTTGATATCAACAGTGGTGACAGAACCGCCATCATCAACAGTCGCACCTGCGAAGGTAACTGTCCCTGTGGCAGTGACATTGGCAGCAGTGACCGTCCCTGTAAAGACAGGGTTTGATGTAGGAGCAGCTAAGGCAAAGGCCGCCTTAATAGATTCGTACTCTGTAGTATGCTCTGCTCCTTGAACTACCTTGTCAGGATCAGCAGCAGGTAGAGTATCTTTAGCTCCGAAGTTAGTTGTGATATTGTACGTAATCATAAAAGGTTCCTGTTAGTTACACCGTATTAATCTGTTCTATAATAAGTTATAAAACACAGCAATAAGGTGTACCGCCCCCGAAGGGGCAGTACGAGTAGGACTTACTCAGTCCAGAGAGTGAAACCAGACTCAGGACGGTAGATTGAAGTACCGTACAGAGTATCAGCGGTGTACAGAGTTGCCAAGTACTCCTGCTGGTACTGAGTCTGAGAACGAACACCCTTCTGGTTTACACAGAGGAAGGTGTCAGAGTGGAACAACACGTTGCCACGTGCGCCTGACTCAGTGGGGACGTTGGTAGAAACGTAGATGTCGATGCCGTACAGCTCACCGATCTTACCGTTTACAACACCACGACCATTCACGAAGTCAGAAGATACGTAACGATCAATGCCCATAATCTTGTTACGTACCTGAGGTGCGATAACAAACTTACGTCCATCCATGGGGGTATCCGCGTCATCCATTTTCTGAATGAGGTTACGGAAACCTGCATCGGTGAAGTCAGAGCCTACGCCAGTAACGTAAGCAGACAGAACACCAGCAGTGTCAGTGAAAGACTGATCAGTTTGGTTGTCTGCACCAGTACCGTTACCGATAGACTTGGTGAGATCGAACAGATCACTGTCCTTCTGGAGTGCCAGAGCGTAACCAGCATCAGAAGTGTAGAACTGACGCAGAGACGCAAGCGCCTGAGTAGCAGTAATATCTTCAATGTGGTTAGAGTACTCAAAGTGCTTGTCGATTGCAACTACCAACTCGGTGTGAGTGTTAGCTTGCAGAGTGACTTGCGCTTCAGCAGTCTTTGCATTGGCTGAACCACGAACAGGCTTAGGAATGTGGATGGTATCACCCTTCTTTCCTTCCATGCTCAGGTTACGTACAAGCGGAGCCATTACGAGGGATTTCTCGTAAGCCGCGATTACTTCATCACTCCAAAGTTCGGGGATGAATACTGCTGCCGTAGTGTTAGTTACACTAGGGACGTTATTAAATGCTGCCATTTTACTAATTCCTTATTAAGGGTTCGGGCTTAATTGCCCTATTTGACACGCTTCTCCAAGTAAGCTAGTTGGATCTCTTCTTCCATGCTAGCATAACGCTCAGGATCAGTACGCATCATACGGATTATATCAGAACGCCGATAGACCTTCTTAGTACGCCTAGCATCAGGGTTAGAGCGGGTGTTGCCTGTAGATGCTTTTCTAACCTCGTTAGACTGCGCTTGTTTCTCTGTCACCTTAGTCTGTTCAACTATGTTAGCGCGCTCTGCCCAGTTATTAAATAACTCAGCGGCACTGTCGTAGTCGTAAGTCTTATCAGCGTTTTGATACAAACGTACTCGGACTGGCGAAGCCTTCACCCACTCAGCAAAAGCAGGTTCAGCCAACGTCTTCTCCATATCAGGGAAGTCAGTCTTTAGTCTAGCGAGTGATTGTCGCTTCTGCATTTCGGCAGTAACAGCCTCGGCTTGTTTCAGCTTCGGATGGTTGTCAATCGCTCTTTTTACTGCTGCTTCAGGATCAATGAAGAAATCAACATCTTCTTCTACCTTAGGCTCGTCTTTTGCCTTGACAGATGAGGTGACGAACTCATCGAATGCTGCTCGTAGTTCTCCGACTTCGCTGGACTGCCGTCCAATTGCTTTTTCGGCTTCGGTGTGCATTCGGGCAATCTCTGCCCTAGTCTTACCCTTGTACTTTTCAGGGAGATCATCTTCTTCGGTATCCTCGGAAGTAACCTCAGGCGTTGCTTCTACTTCTTCGTCTGTAAGAGGAACCTCATCGAACAGCTCCTCCCGTGTATCAGTCTTAGAATTATCTACTGCGCCTTCGTGCTCTTGATCAGTTGCCTGCTCAGGGTCAATCAGTGTTGCCATTGTAGTTCTCCGTACCCTTTGGGTATTATGGAAATGATAAGGGGGGCTGGCTAGCCTTTATCCTTACCTTTTTTCGCCTCTCTCTCGTGCATTTTCTCCCACTTCATCCCCTCACCGGGGAAGGTGTGGTCAAGCTTGCACCGTATTGGCGATATCATTCTTTTAGCAGGTGCGCCACATTCGCATTCGACCATCCGAACCTCATGCTGCACCATACGTTCATAAACTCTATTAGATTCTGTACATCTAAAATCATACAGTCTAAGCATTTTCGTATTCCTCAAAGCCCTGCCTGATGAAATCCTCATAGCCAAGCATTCTGTTGAATACTTCATAAGCACCCTTAGCTTTCCAGAATTCTTCCGTTGAATTGCAGTTCTCCAATTTAATCTGGTCTGCTCCTGCCTGCATGTCCTCTACGAAAGCATGCCATCCAGTACTAGCAAACAGGTCAACTAATGATTCATAATACGCTGTATAGTCTTCACTCATTTCTTAGCCCTTGTTTTAGTCACCTGTTTTGGAGGATTCTCTAAAACGTCAATCCGATCCGTTATGCTTTTAAGGATCTTGTTTATCTGCTCTACCGCTGAGTACAGTTCTTTCTGTACTTCGTGTGCTTTAACTAGTGCCATTTAAGGTTCTCCTAACCAGATATTAACTTTCACATTAAGGCCCCATCAGCTCGTCAATCTTGACTCTCGTCATAGATATCCCATACTTGCTTAGTCCATTCAGACATCAGTTACACCAATTCATCGTCATCTGTGCCAGCACCAATGTGCCCTTGGGCTTCAGCGTGAGCCAAGATAGCATCATGTAAATCTCTGAGGGTTTTTCGTGTGTTCGCACCAACATCACTGAAACGTAGCCGTTCGGTTATATAGTTCACAGGCTCTCCTGCATCATCACGGTTAGCGATCTGGTAAGTAAGCCTGACATTCCTGTTGATAATAGACCCATCTTGCCTGCGGTCTATGACTAAGCCAAAGCGTTCGACAGTATCTGTTACAATAGACCTTGTTACAACTGGGGTTGTTCTAGTTCTCGCCATTACTCTACCTTCCTTATGATTAACTCACACTCATCCTTCCAAGTGTCAGTTGTATATGTACCGTCTGAATCGTCTACCTCGACATCCATCTCAATATACTGACCAGCAGTTAGCTCTCTTTCGGTATCCAGATGAACACTGAAGTCACCATAATTACTACCTCTGTGATATCCCCTTGCGGCTCCTGCATGTGTATTAGAGCCGTCTATCCTGACCCTCATAACCAGAGTAGTTCGTCCAGACCCTGAAGGGTTCAGACCTATATGACCTGTGATTTGATACCTGCCAGCTTCAACAACAGTACATCGGCTAGGGTTAGTTGATGTGCTGTGTGTATAGTAGTCAGTATCTATACGGTCAGGAGTCTTATCCCACTTTACTTGATTGTTAGTCCCGTTTACCCCTCCTAAGTTCTGGTTGGCGACTTGCCTGAGGTGAGCTACGGGCCGCTTAAAACCATTGTCAAGATAACCATCTTGAGTGAGCCTACCTACCTCTACATTAGCATCGACCGTCCACTTAAAGTCACCTGATATGGCTTTGTGTGTCATTGACTCAGCTATATAACCTGCGCCTGATTCAGTATCTGCATCCTCGTCATATGCAATGTGTAGAGAGTTACCGAAAGCACCGTATGTGAAACCTTGGGTAAGAGACTGTCCTATGAAAGGTGCCTCACTACCACCAGCTTCCAACTCACCAGTAATAGTTCTGCCTTCTATCTTCAGGTTAGCAGTGCCATCACTTAGTGTTAGAGTTGTGGTGTAATCTATCTGATCAGTATCTATCCCATCGGCTGTTGTGGTAGCGACTTTTACTCCATCATAGTATAGATCAACACTCCCCCCTGCTGTGGCCCCAATAGCATTATCACCGTCTACCGATGTAAGGAATGAAGAACCAGCTTGTATATACAGAGGGACATAAGAGCTTGAGGTATTTATGGATTGGATCATCCCGTTATTACCCGAGTTGCCTAACCGTAGGCCGCCACCAGTCTGTCCTGCTTCTATAGTCCCATTTATCGCTAGTGCATAGGTTCCGTGTATAGACGTACCTATTGCCATCTTACCTGTAACATCTAGGTTACCAGTAAGCGAGTCTGTGGTATTTAATAGGTAGTCTGTATGGGTATGTGATGTAGGGGAGTAGGATAAAGATATCCCTCCCGCTGTAGACCCATCACCAACAAACAACTCATGGTCATCTGTTGTCCACAATAACTCACCTGTCTCAGGTGTAACTCCAGAGCGAGATGCTTCCAATCCTGTCTTGATATAGACTTTGTTCGGCATTAAAAGGTTCCACAGTCGATCACGAGGTCATCTAATACGGTTGTCATCTTAAGAGGGGTTACTGTTTTGGTATCATTAGTACCTGTGTTAGTCTCCCCTTGGGTAGCAATCTGGATGTAGCCAGCAGTTGACTCACTAGCAGCCCCTATGTTACTCTGTACTACTGTCCAGTCAGACAGAGAGGCTGCATCACTGGAGTCTACATCAGAGATCAGCACATCACCTATCTCTACTGCTTCAGTGAAGAACGTACCTGCTGCTGTAACAGTATACATATCACCAATAGAGATTGAAGGTGTTCCTGTGTCCAACGCAGGGGTGTTTGTGGATGCGTTATACCCACCCTTGTGTGTCAGACCACCTGTAACAGCATTGTCCACATACGCCTTTACAGACTGCTGTGTGGGTACATGGGTAGCTGAGTCAGACCCCATAGCATCTTCATCTAAGATCCAGTTCCATGAAGAGGAGCCAGCATCTGTGGTAAGAACTGTAGCTGCATCATTTGCCTCCCACCCACTGTTGTTGTTGAACTCGCTCAGCTTAATCTCGCTGACAGCCTTACGACTCTCAGTGCCAGCGTTGTTCAAGATAACTTCAGTAGTACCGCTGACATCACCTGTCATGTCGGTGAGAGTGGTGAAGTCCATGTCAATAGTCTGGATATGGTCACCAGATACAGTGTTCAGATCGCCAGTCAGACCAATACCAGCAGTGATATCAACTCGTGAGATATCTCCACTACCTAACCCGAACGGTAAGTCTGATACCAGACCTTTAACGACATTACCACTAGTGGCATCGTTATAGATTATAGTGTCACTGGTTGCAATAGCAGAACCTTCTTGGTTCGTAGCAACATCAACAAAGTTATCAGCACCCGTGTAATCCAGAGAGACAGTTACATCCCCTGTACTGCCCCCATCTGCACCAGAGACACCTGTACCAGTCGTGATGGTTTGGTTATCCTGTGCGGAAGAGTTAGGCTGTGCTGCTACACCATCTGTACCTGTTGTTACGGTAGTGGTGATCTTGGTTACGGTTGCTCCAGCAGTTCCGATAAACAGTTCACCCTCGCCATTAGGTGATCCATCTTCTGAATATGCCAACTCACCTTGATCGAGAGAAGATGGTGTGTTTGTAGATGTTGAGCGCGGAATGCGTACCTGTTGGGCCATTAGAAGTATCCTCCATCTATGTTCATTGTGTCGATTTCTGTTTTAGTATATGCATCTGCGATAGTATAGCCAGAGATAGTCGTTGGTATGCTTGTAAGACTCGCAAACGAATGGGAATGAGAAGAGATAGGTGCTGCTGCAATGTCCGCAGGTGAGAAAGAGCGCAACTCTGTCTCTGTCCCTGCTGCCAGTTCTGCAGGCGTGACTTGTTCCGGTAATGTGCTGCCGCTACCACCGTGGGATATGTAGGTGTCTCCACCTTTTCCTAGACTGGGAAGCTCTACTGAGTCTTCGTCTCCGTTTGAGAACTGGAAGATGAGGGAGTCGTCTGCTCCGAGTTCAACTCCTGTGACGGAGACTCCATCTTTACCATCCATTCCCGGTGAGCCTTCAGGGCCGTCATGGCCATCTCGGCCAACTCCCATCTCACCACGGTCACCCTTCTCTCCTTTGATGCTTGTGCCGTCTTTACCTGCTGGGCCACGCTCACCCTTCGGGCCTACTTGCTTCGTTACCGAGGCAATCTGGTCTTGCAGCCTCTTAAGGAGAGCTAGGAGGGTAAGATCGTTCACTTAGGCTGACCACTTAATTGACGAATCAGCTCTGCCTCCGCAGCTTCTTTCTTGTGGGTATCTTTATCTTTCTCTTGCTGTTCTAGCTGACGGTATCGGATGTCGAGGTCTGCCAAGCGCATCTTCTGCTCAAAGTCCTTGTCCATTTCACCATCGTTGTTCATGTCACTGTACTTCATGACAGCCTCTTTAGGCATCAGTTCAGCTTCAACTACGTTCTTCTGGGATCTGGATTGTGCTTCTCCAGCCTGCGCTTGCAGTAACTGCACTTGACTCTGAAGGACACCCATCTCTAGCTGTTCCTTCTGTTTCTGGCGCTCTGTTGCCTCTGGATCTGGTTGAGGCGGAGTCTCTAGGATCTCAATGATCTCTTCACGGTTAGTCACGTTCAAGTGCTCAATGATAGCCTTCATCACTGCTGAGTGAGCAGGACTTTCAGGGGGTAGGCTCTG